TCGCTGAAACTGTTCTCGACGCTCCGATGGCGTTAGCCCTTATGCAACTTTGGCAGAACGGTTTATATTCAAAAGAATCCTTTATTAAAATTCTTATTGAAAATGGTTTAATCGATAGCGCCCAGGAAGTAGAAGATGAACTTGCTAGAATTTTTAACGAAGCACCTTCTTCCTCTCCAGACATGGGTGAGTTCGCTGATGATAATGATGATCCAACACTTCAGGATGACTAATGACCAAGCAGGCAGAGGTCACTGAGGACTACACTAGACGGACACTGACGCTCCTCCGTGCAGCTGAAGGTGAAGCAGTAGATATGTCCAAGCGGATTCGTAAAATTCATTCAGCGATCTTACAGGACGTAGACGTCGCATTCGCAGGAGGTTCTCGCACTCGGCGCAAGTTAGAAAGTTTGCAGACCCGAGTTACCAAACGTCTGAAAAAATTTTACAAGAAAGACTGGCCAACGGAACTACTTGAAATTGAATCCGAAGCGATTACTGCGGAACTAGCATGGACCCAAAACAATCTAGCGATCGCGTCTACTGAATCCATTGTCGCCGCTCGTGCTGCGAATGTTGTAAAGTCCGCAAGGAAAAGAACCTATCAGGGTCACACTTTTGCTTACCATACGAAAAAAGCTTTCGGCGCTCAATCTCTCAGGATTAACAAACAACTAGAAAGAGGGTATATTGGCGGTAAGAATGTCCAGGAGATGACACGAGGACTAAAAGGAACATTAGGCAAAGCTAACGCTGATGTCCGAACGATTACTCGTAGTTACTTCATGCACAATGCAACAGAGGCAAAGAATGCAGTTTTTCAACGGAACCCGGAACTCGTTGAAGCGATTATTTGGATCAGTACACTGGATGGGAGAACGACGCCAAACATCTGCGGCATCCGGGACGGACTTGAATACACTCTAGGGCATGAAGCTATTGAACATGGGATTAGTTGGGACGCAGGACCGGGACGAATTCATTGGAACTGTCGATCCTCCAGTGCACCGCGGCTTGCGGGCATCGATCCAGGGCAGTCGGAAAGGCCTGCCATTGGTCCCGGGAAAAAATATGTTCGCGGGGATAACACGACCAGCACGGGTAAAGTTAGAAAAAATACTAAAAAACTAAGAGAAGAGGGAATAATAAAAGTTCAACAAAAAACCTCTCGAACTCACTATGAAGGTTGGCTAAGAGAACAATCTAAAAAGAACATTGATTTCGCGTCTGATGTTCTAGGAAGTAAAAAAGCAGCACAGGCGTTTCGCGACGGGAAAGTCACCCTGGCGCAACTCGGAGCGCAAAGTCCAGTGACTAATCCTCTTGCGAGAGGCAAAATATAAACAGGTGATATTATGAAACGAAAAAACTTAATGGGTCACACAAGCCTAGCCGCCATTTATAGCATGGCAGATGATACAGGCGAAGGGGAAGGCGGCGGAGGAGGACAAGCTCTTGCGGACATTCAGTCAGCAATTGATTCCGCAGTATCCGCCGCGACTGCCCCGCTTCAAGGTTTGTCAACTAAGAACACGGAACTTATGAGCGAACTAAAAGACGCTCGGAGGTCTTTAAAAGCGTTCGAAGGAGTTGACGTTGAAGGACTTCTTGCACTTCAAAAAACAGTTGAAGGGGATGAAGTTCTTAAGCTCGCTGCCGCGGGCGACCACACTGGCGCTATTGAAAAAGCAACGGAACGACTTCAGGTAACTCACCAGTCTGAGATGACGACTATAAATGAACAGATGGCATCTCTAAGACTAGAAGCGGAAACAAATACGAACCTAGTGCAATCCCTTTTAATCGATGGCGGTGCCCAGCAGTCTTTTATGGAAGTTGGCGGTCGACAAACAGCGCTTGAAGATGTTGCCGCTCGCGCACGAAAAGAATGGAGAGTTGAAGACGGGGAACCCGTCGCACGAGATGAGAACGGGCTTATTCGTGCAGGTGCGAAAGGACCACTCACTATGTCTGAGTGGGCAGCTAATCTTAAGGAAATCGCTCCACACCTTTTTCCAAACAGCGAAGGCGGGGACTTGGGTGGCGGGGATAGCGGCGCGGAAGGGAGCAACTCTTTGGAAGCTCAGATTCTTGCAGCTACTAACTCCGGCGATTTTAGTAAGCTCCGGGAGTTAAGAAAAGTGCGGGATTCTAGAGTTTCCCGATAGAATCCTGTGTCACCCCGCTTTAGGTTAAAACTCTAAAGCGGCAGTTTTTTAAGGGACTTATAAAAATGGCTAAACAAAACTATTCACCGGAATACCAAAAAGCTGCGAAGACGTCCGCGGTCTTAAGGCGTCATGAAACCGCTAAAAAAAGAACAAAAAAGAAACGGGAAGAACGTGCAAGGGTTGAAACAAAAAGAAGTCGCGGGGATTAAAACCGCAAAAAAGTCCGGGGATCTTTTTTTAAATAGGATTGCACACGAATTCTAAGTGAGATAGATTCTACATATCCGGTCAAGGAAACAGACGATCTGTTGAGCATTTCGTCGAAAGCATGAACCACGGGAGGTTGAGCCGAACGTCGGGGATTCTTTTAACCGGTTATCCTTCGGGACTGAGCAGAGCAGAGCCGAGCCCAGTAAATTTGAACTCAAACAATAACGTTGAGTCCTTTTTTATTGTGGCTATAGGCCAAAAGGACTTAACCCAGATAGGGGAATTCCTTAATGGCAAATGCATGGACCCAAGTCCAGTGGATCGCTTCCGAAGCTCTAACATACCTGGATGATGCACTTGTCATCACTCAGTTAGCAGCTCGGGACAAAACTGAAGACTTTAATACTAAGCCCAACGGCTATTCAATCGGTAGTTCTGTTGAAATCAAAAACAATCCCGTATACGAAGCAAAAGATTTCGCTGGGACGATTAGTAGTCAGAACATTCGCAGTAGTTCACGATCCATGACTATAGAGAAGCATTTCGATGTGTCTGTGCAGGTCACGGCTAAAGAAAAGCGGATGGATATGTGCAACTTTGCACAGGAAGTTATTCTTCCTGCGGCTTATGCGCTTGCTGAAAAATGCGATCGTTATGTCGGCACAAAAATCCTAGAAGGAGCTGGTCTATACACTTCCGCTTCTGTTTTGGGTACCGCTGCTGATATGGCTTTAGCTAAAAAAGAAGCAACCTATCAACAACTCTCGCCAACTGGTCGTTTTTGTATGCTAAACGATTCCACAGAAGCGAGACTCCTAGGCCTTCCTTACTTTAATACTTATGACAACCGAGGCGAATCGGGCGAGCGAGTATTTAATGATGGTGCACTAGGACGAGCTATGGGGATGGGCTTCTTTTCTTCTCTAAACTTTCCTAGTCTTTCATGGACTGCGGGCAACGGTGCTGGAGCAACTAAAACTTCTCCCTCAGCTACAGAAAACCTGGTCGGGCTTAAAGTCCTAACTTTGCAGGCTGCCGCAACTGGAACCTTCAAAGCGGGTGATCATATTAAAATTGCTGGAATGCGACGTCCTCTGCGAGTGGTAGCGGATCAAACTACTCCCGCCGCGATTAACTTAGTAGATCCAATTAGCGAATTGGTTCCTGCAGGTGCAGCGGTTACAGTCGTCAGTTCCGGAAATGATGTTGTGATTGCTGGAGCAATTTTTGATGATCGTTCACTAGCAGTTGCTTCGCCAATGCTGGACCCTGCGTCTGATAAGCCGTCGTTTACTGCGAGCAATAACGGATACTCTATTCGTGTTGTTCAAGGGTACGACATGGACACTAAAACCGAAACAGTGTCTCTTGATCTGCTCATCGGTGCGAAGTCTTACGACCCTCGTCGTATTACTCTCCTCGGCGATGCAAGCTAAACACCTCGTAGAATGGTGAGTTTCGAACCGCGTTTCGGCGCGGTTCGAATTTTTTAATTTAAACAGGCAAAGCAGGAGAATTGGAGAAAACAAATGCCAGTGTTATTTGACAAAGAAGGAAATTCAATTGAAGTTAACCCGAGCCAGATGGCTCAGATGTTAGAGCACGGTCTCACTAAGCTGCCACCTGGTAAAAAAGAAGAGTCGCCAGCAAAAATAAAAACGGCGAAAAAAGACACTCCAGCACCCGAAAAAAAGAATCGAAAAAGTTAGGGAGTTCTATAGTTAAAACCTTAACAAAGTCTAAAATTTTGCGGAGAGGGTATCGTGCCTAAAAGTAATTATCTTGAAAACGAATTAATTAATCATGTGTTTCGTACTGCAACTTTTTCAAAGCCTTCGGCTCTTTATGTTGCGCTCTATACAGTTACTCCAAGTGATGCAGGAGGAGGAACCGAATGTTCTGGTGGAGGATATGCAAGAGTTAGTGTTCCTCCGTTAAATGCGAATTGGGATGCAACTTCTGGTTCGAATGGAAAAACTGCAAACACTGCGGCGGTTACTTTTCCAACTCCTTCCGGAAGCTGGGGAAGCATTGTAGCTTTCGCTATTCTTGACGCTTCAAGCAGCGGAAACTTTTTATATTGGGGACCGCTTACTAATCCAAAAAGTGTTAACAATGGCGATCCGGCTCCGAAATTTAACATTGGTCAATTGACAGTAACAGAAGGATAGGGGCTTCTACTATGGCAAGCTATAAAGATATTGATGCAAAATGTACTGATGAAGAAATGCTTTCTAAAATTAGAACCGCTCTAAAAGTTAATGCTGAAGACATCGCAACGAAAACCGTTAGGTTTGCGGATGAAAAGGATAATGAGAAATATCCTACTGTCGCAGAAAAAACTTGGGCAAGAGCTGTTTTGTATAATGCGAATAATGAAGCCATAAAAGCTTTTAATTTTATTCTTGCTCGCAATAAAGATTTAGAAGATCTATCTGTTTTAAATTCTTATACAAATGATGAGATTCAAGCGGAAGTTAATCGCGTTACTCGTTATCTTGTTTTGGCTCAAGCAGGACAATAGATTGACTGCTCCATTAGGAATAGAAACACCTCTTGCAGTTACCCTTCCGGCTACTCTGCAAACGGGTTCTATTGCTGAAATAATGTATATAGATTGCAGCATGAGATATGAAGTTGAAGAATATATTTCTGCTCACTCTTTGACTACTCTTAAAAGTCTAATGGAGTGTTGCGAAAATTACTACAATAGAAGCGTCTTCTTTGGTTTTGGTGCGCTATTAATTTATCCAGCTTTTGATAATTTATTTGATAAAGAAACGCGATCTTTTTATTTAGATTTATGCAAAGAAGATCACATGGGAATTTCTTTAATGCGCTATGTTTTTCCTTACGGATTGCCTTATGAATTTTATGAAGGAAATGAAGACGAAGGCATGAAAGAAGTTTTTAAAAATAGTGAAGAAGTTTCTGATGATCTAATCAGAGAGTTTGTTCTGTAATGGCCGTTACTTTAACTACTGCTAAATTGTTTCCTAGTGATAATAATTTAAAAGCTACTAATGACACTAGAGTTTCAAATCCTGAAAATGTTTATTCTGTAAATAATGTTTATGCAACATCAACAACAGACCTAACAAAAAATCAAAACTCTGACAAATACAATTACAGAGATTTTTCTTCTGCATCTGTAAATACAGATTGCACCGTTGTTTCGCTAGATATTTTTGTAATGATGCGTTCAACAACTGTTGCAGGAAGAGATGGAGTTATTCTCCAGCCTAAAATTGGTGGAGGAGTTGGAACAGGTTCATCAGGAACAGTTGTAACAACAACAACAAATTCTAATGTCTGGTTGGAAGCACTTCCTAGTGGGGATGGATATTGGGGATTCACTCCTGCAAATCTTACCGTTTCTAATTTGCAGAGTAGTAATTTTGTAATTTTTAATACTCTTATAAATTCTGCTTATCTTGGGGATACCAATGTTCTAGTTGATGCAATTTCTTATAGCTATCAATACGAAATGCACTTAGCGTCTAATGTCACTGGAGCAGTTGCAACCTCAGCAAATTTTTCAACAGATATAGTTTTTAATGGGGACCTGTTAGGAGTCTCTTCTACTTCATCAGTGTTTGAAACTTCCATAACTTTTAAGGTTGATGTTGTTGGGACTACTGCAATTCAAGCAGGATTTTCAACTGAAATTTTAATGTCTGGAGCAGAAGTTTCTAACGCTTTAACAACCGCAGACCTATTAACTTCAATAGATTTTGTTACGAGCGTTTCTGGGACATCTTTAACTTCTGCAAATTTTTTCACTGAAGTTTTGTTAGATGTTTCAGTTTCTGCTTTTGCTCAAGCTGTAGGAAATCTACAGGTTGGATTTATAATAGAAGCTCCTCCTTCAATTGTTTTTTTAGAAGATAAATATTCTATAGCGATTGTTGAAGATAAATATTCTATAGAAATTTCTGAAGATAAATACGCTTGCACTTCTGTTTCAAGTGATAAATATCAAATAGCGCAGGAGATCTAATGATCCTACCAATTGAAGCGAATATAACCAGAAAAAGAGGAGACACAAAACCTTTCCGTTTTACTATAAAAACAGAGTCCGGAGTGGATCAAAACCTTTCTGGATTCAGTATGCGTATGCTTGTTGGAACAGAAAAAAATCCTCCAAGTGAAGCGACAAAATTATTTGAAATGGTTGGAACAACTCCAGCAGCAGGAAAGATAGAATTTAGACCAACAACATCTAACGCGGATTATGTTGGAACTACTTACTATGATGCACAGGTCGTTGATGCTTCCGGAGATATTTATACGATCTCTGAAGGCACAATTAAATTCAGTCAAGACAAAGTTAAAGCGGTGAACTAAAATGAGTATTGTAGAAGCTACCTATGCCAGTGTTACTGAGTCTAATGTAATACTCGGGGAAACTCTTCCTTGGGATAATGCAGAAACAGCAGAAAAACAAACCGCACTAGAATGGGCGGTTGTTTATATGAACACCACATATCAAATTCCCATTTCCGCTATTAATGCTCCCGTTCAAGCGTTAAAAAATGCGAATGCGATGTTAGCCAATGCACAACTCCCGGAAAGCGCTACAGACACGGGCTCGATATTTACTGCGGTAAAAGATGCAGCTCCCGCTAAGGGACTAATAGGTGAAACAATTAAGGCAGATGTTGTATCCAGTTCCAAACTCTATGACCCTTATGTTTCTAAACAGTGGACTGATCCATATCCTGCTGTCTCGGCTATGTTAGCGAATGCGGGATTTATTCTTACTAAGCGAAGCGGTCTAGCTACCGTTCCTATGATCCGGAGATAACTTTTGGGACTAACCGCAGACATTCAGGTCGCTCTTTCAGCTGCAATGAAAGGAGCTCTAGCGGACGTTGTTTCTACATTCACTTTGACTCGTTCTATACAGGGAGCTTATAATTCTTCTACGGACGCCTATGAAACGACGGATACGGTTTACCCGGGGGAAGGAGTTTTTGGCGCTTTTGGTTCTGCAGAACTTGCTCGTTTAAATATTAAACCCGGGGATGAAAAATTAGTTGTAAATGCGGTAGACCTAGCCGTATCCCCGGAGGTTGATGAATCGATTGTTTTGTCCGACGGTTCTTCAAGGGATATTGTTGCTAGAGAGATTGTACCTGGTGGGGCAAGTGCTGCTATCATATACCTTTTGCAGGTGAGAAATCGTGCCGGCCAATAAGCCTTTCAATCGCACTTTTATTACGAATGTCGGGAAGGAAGTGACTAGGCAGACTATTAAGCGTTTGGACCTGACCGCCTTAGCCATCCATACAGGCCTTGTACAGTCCACGCCGGTTGACATAGGTCAAGCTAGAGCAGGATGGAACTTTGGCCTTAACCACATGATACAGAGCGTTCCAGGAGAGGTTTCAAGACCCTCGGGTTCTAGCGGAGCATTAATACCTCCTCCGCCCACGCCTTCACTGGGAGCTAACACTATCGGAGACCGATACCACATTTCAAATTTTGTAGCCCATATTGTTTTTCTAAACGAAGGATCGAGTTCTCAGAAAAAAGAACCCAAATGGGTGGAGCGAGTTATCCGTAAGGCTGTTAAAGCTGCCGAGCGGGTCACATGAGTGCTGAGTCCCTACGGAAAGCCGTAGTTGATCGGTTTGACTCTTTGTGGTCTGGCTCCTATGTTGATCGCGGGTCGAATCATAAATTTGATCCGCCCGTTGATGCGACCTGGGTCCGGATACAGACACAACCGTTTGGCACGGACAACATCGACGTGGGCGGTTCACTACAACGAACGGAGGGCGAAATTGTTGTGCAGTGTTTCGCTCCCACAAACACAGGAGAAAGGGGTTTACTTCTTATGGCAGACGAAGTTAAGTCAATTTTTCAAAACCAGACTTTTGTAGGTGTTCAGTGTTATGCTACAAGCACCATCAAAGTGGGAGAGAGCGGAGGTTGGTACCAGGTGAATGCTAATACCGTTTTTCAGTACGATGTCTATTCTTAACCCTGAGGGGAGAACAACCTATGACCATTGGAACAAGTAATTCAACAACCCTTTCCTTTATTAAGGAATCAACAGCAGGAACAACTCCTTCATCTCCAGCTATGCAGCTTTTGCGTTTTACTGGAGAAAGTTTGGAGTCAACAAACACAACAACAAGTTCTGAAGAAATTAGAACAGACAGAGCAACTTCTGATCTTGTTTTAACGGATCAATCTAACGCTGGAGAAATAAACGTAGAGCTTACAGCAACAAGCTTTGACGCTTTAATGGAAGGCGCATTGTTCACTGATGCAACTTGGACAAACACTTCTATCACTGCAACAACAATTGCAATTACTGCAACAGGATTTACTGATTCAGGAAACGGTTTTATTTCTGGAGGCTTGCAAGTTGGACAAACTTTTTCTTTGTCCGGAGCAGCAAACGGTTACAATAATATTCTTAAATATAGAGTTGTAACTTTAGCTGCTGGAGTTATTACAACCTATCCTGTTCCTGTTGCTACAGAGTCAGCAGGAAGTTCATTTGTCATAAAAGGGTCAACAATAAAAAGCGGAAAAACTGATCACTCTTACACTATTCAAAAATCACATACTGGTTTGGCTACAACTGTTTATCAAAACTTTAGAGGAGCAAGAGTTTCTACAATGTCTCAAGAATTGGCTGTTGGCTCTTTAGCTACTATGGCTTTTGGATTTACTGCATTGAATTCAACAACAACAGAAACTCAAATTTCTGGTCTTTCAAATACAGCAGTAACTACAACTCCCGTAATGGCATCAGTTGGAAATGTAAATCAAATAACAGCAGTTGGAGCAGGTATCACAACAGCAATTAGATTCACAACTTTGTCTTTTTCTTATGATAACGCTTTGCGTGAATTGAAAGCTATTGGAAGTCTGGGGTCTGTTGATGTTAGAGCAGGAACCATAATGGCTACTGCAACAATAAATCCATATTTTGAAGATATTCAATTGTTGACTGCATTCAATGCAAACACTTCTTTTCATCTGTCTTGGATTGTTAGTGATACTACTGCTGGAGTAAATGGAAACAGTTATATTTTCAGTTTTCCAAATGTAAAATTCACTGCTCAATCTTTAGCAGCAGGAAGCAAAGATGCAGACATGATAATAAACGGAACAGTACAAGCGATTCTTGATCCGGCTTCTCTAACAACAATGAGAATTGATCGCTTTACTGCTTAAAAGTTTGGTCGGAGGATAGCGGAGTAATGCTTACTAAGGGGCTTATTTCGTGAAAGAGTGAAGCCTGACATTCTTCCTTCGACCAATTTATTTTTCAGGCGCTCACTTAAATAGGCAAACAAATATGGATTTACAAGATGTTAAAACTGATTTAGACGCGGCCGAAGAGGGAGTGTTTTTTCCTTTCGGTGAAGACTGCCGAATTAAAATTGCAGCTTGGAACAATCCCCGACATCTAAAGTTTCTTAGGAGTATCTACCAGAAGCACGGGCGTAAGATCGATGCGGGTGCACTGAATGACGCTCAGGCTGATGACCTAATGCGGCCGCAGTGGTCTTTTATTATAAAAGACTGGGAAGGACTTACGGAAGAGGGCGAAGCTTTAGAATTTAATTCCGATGTTTTATTTTCCCTCGTTGCTAATCCGCAGTACAAGGCGTTTTTTAATAAAATTGCTTCTATTGCTAAAGAGGAGGAAAACTTCCGAGTCCAGAATATCCAAGACTTGGGGGAGAGCTTGCCGACTATATAACTTGGTCACGACGGTGGTCGGCAGAAATACCAAATCTTAAAAAAATCGCTCAGGGGACGGGAAAACTCCCCCGAGCGCTAGAAGAAAGACCAGACCTATCAGTTGCGGGTCAGCAGTATATGAAAGCCTTTGTGACGCTTAGTCATTTTAGGGATGTGAATGGGAGTTTACAGTTTGCGGATCTTATAGCCTACGCTAAAGTTATTGGCGAAGAGGACGTGTTAAGATTTGTAGAAATTATGGTTGAAGCGAATCGGGCTTATATCGCGGTAAACCAGGAAGACCGAAAACTAGTAGGAAAAGTTTAATGGATCTGAAGTCCTATATTGATATTGAACTGCGGACCGATACGCAGAAAAAGTCTAAACAGATCGAAGCAGATCTGAATCGTGTTGATAAGGCCTCGAAAAAATCCGGGGACGAAATCAAGCGGACGGGTAATCAGTTCAGCAAAAGCACGACTCAAGCCAGTAAAGGTTTAGACAAAACAACGAAGTCAGCGAAAAAAACCCAGACGGGAGTTAAAGGTTTAGCCGGCGGCTTTAAAGGTTTGGTCGCCTCGATTTCTCCCGTCCAGATGGGGATTGCTGGGCTTGGAGTTGTTCTTCTTGGTTCTGTTAAAACTTTCGCCACTTTCAATCAGTCGATTGCTGACCTTTCAGCAATTACAGGAGCAACAGGAAACGATTTAAAATTCTATTCTGATGCAGCAAGAGAAATGGGCGCTGTTACAACTCTTTCCGCAAGTGAAGTTGCGGACGCTTTCCGTTTAGTTGCAAGTGCGAAGCCTGATCTACTTTCTAATGCGGAAGCCCTAAAAGCAGTTACCAAACAAGCGATTACTCTAGCTGAGGCCGCTGGAATTACGGTTCCTGAAGCTGCGAACACTATGGCGAGCGCTCTGAACCAGTTTGGACAAAACGCTGACCAAGCGGCTCGTTTTACGAACGTGCTCGCTGCTGGTTCTAAATTTGGAGCGGCTTCAATTGCTGAAATGGGAGAGTCGCTAAGAGAAAGCGGAACGGCTGCCGCGTCGATGGGACTAGACTTTGAAGAAACCAATGCGGCGCTTCAACTACTTTCCACCAACGCGATAAAAGGAGGAAGCGCAGGAACTCAACTACGCGGAGTCCTATTAGCCCTCGAAACAAAGACAGAAGATTTTCGGCCTTCTGTTTTAGGTGTTTCAGAAGCTCTAAGACAATATGGCGCTGCGGGTTTTGAAACCGGGGAGCAGTTAAAAGTGTTCGGGCGTTTAAATTTAACAGCTGGACAGATTCTAACTGAGAACGCTGATAAATTTGATGCTCTTAGGGATTCAGTTACGGGCACTGACATCGCAAACGAGCAAGCGGCTATTCGGGTTGATACTTTAAATGGGGCGATGAAAAGGTTAGGCAGTGCGGGTGAGGAACTAGCTCTTGTTTTAACGGACGATTCTGGCGTCGGTGCGGGTCTTCAGATTTTAGTCGATGGACTTGCTACTTTAGTTAATGCCACTAGTTTAGCTATTGGAGGTGTAATCGACTTAACGAAATATCTCTGGGACTTAGCCGATACGGGACCGAGCGTCAATAGTGTGTTTGGGGATATGGGCGTCTCCATGTCGTGGATCAAAGATAATAGCGAAGAACTTGCCGCGGTTATTGGTGGAGACATTATAAAAGCTATGTCCGTTTTTGCTCAAATTGGGCAAACAGGTTTCGCCTTGTGGATTAAACTTATTAAGGATGTTAAAAATGAATTCCTGGACATGGGTATTTCAGTCCTTAAAACCTCGGGAAAAATTGGTCCGCTTTTTGATAAGATTTTTGGAACTAAACTTACCACCTCGATAGGTGATTCAGTTCAGAAGCTTCAATCAATGAAGTCCGAAACAAAGTCACTTGGGGCAACAATTTTAGAAGTGGATAAAAAGTTTAGTCTTTTCCGTAAGGGAGTGGATGAAAGTACGGATTCTACTTTGTCACTTATTACAGCTAGTAAAAACTTAATTCAGGAAACAGAAGCGTCAAACATAGCAACGGAAGAAGCCGCGGAGCTTGCTGAGGCAAACGCTAAAGCCGCAGAAAAAGCGGCTGAAAAAATTCAGACGGTTGTTGAAGCTCTACAGGATGAACGCGAGGCTTTAGAGCGTACGGACGTGGAACAGGAAATCTACCTGGCGTTAAAAGAAGCGGAGGTCGAAATAAACAGTGAAGCAGGTGAACAAATTCGAGACCTGGTTTTACTGAAAAACTCGGAGGAGGAAGCGATTGAAGCTGTCGCGGACGCTCAGAAGCAGGCAACGAAAGACGCTAAAGAACTTGCTAAAGAAAGTCAGAAAGCCGCCCAAGAGGTTGAAGATGCTTGGGCTTCTAGACGGGACACTCTAAGCGACTTCTTTTTTGAATTTGCAAAAGATGGGATGGGGGCTTTTGATACTCTTGTTGAAGGCTTTAAATCCATGATTGTTAAAATGATCGCAGACGCCGCAGCGAATAAAATTATTCTCGGGGTCACTTCAGTTTTAGCTGGTTCCGTCGGCTCTGCGGCAGCGGCGGGGGACTTAATGGGACCCCCAGCTCCCGGTGGTGCTATGACAGACCAAGTATCAAGCGCAATGAGTTTATTAACTGATGGATTCGCTGCGGCTGGTCAAGGAATGTATCAATCTATTGGTTCGGGTCTTTCTAATTTAGGAATGACTGGCCTTGGAGATATGGCCTATACAAAGGGTTTAAACACGACCGGAATGTCAATGGCCGGAGATATGGTCGGAGGTATGGCGGGAGCATATCTTGGAGAGAAAGTTTTTGGAGAAACTTCAGGAATTGGTGCAACTGCTGGGGGAGTTGTTGGTTCAATAGTTATTCCTATTCCTGTTCTTGGAGCAGCTATCGGATCCTTTGTAGGAACGGCTGTAGAGTCTTTATTTTCAGGAGATAATAACGGAGACAATCGCGGAAGATCGAATTTTGATCTTGCTCAAGCGGGAGGAAATGTTAATTCTTTTGGAGAAGGAAAATCTTTTAATCAAGACAATGTTGATTTGGCTGATACGCTTTCTAGTTCGCTTGTTCAGATAGCAGAAATGTTTGGTGGCTCTGATCTTGCAGGAGAAATTGCAATAGGAAACAATTCCGGAATAAGTTTTAACGGGGGGAATTTTGGAACGGATGTTGATGCGTTTTTGTTTTCTGCAACTCAAGATATTATTCAAGGGTCAGAAGAAATAAGCCAAGCGGTTAAAGATGTTGTTTTATCTTTTGAAGGAACCGCAGGAGAACTTGCCCAATTCGCATTAACCCAAATTGTTATAGAAGATTTAATAGCAGGTTCAGAAAACTTAAACGCTACTATGGAAGGGTTAATAAGGAATTTTGAAGGGACAACTGAAGACTCTTTGTTGTTTGCTCAATCCATGACAAATCTATCGGATGTTATTAGTTCTAATGCTGTTGATGATGCCGCTCTTTTTGCAGCGGAAAATTTTAAAATTGCTCAAGATGGCGTTCTTGGAACTTATAATTCATTAACGTCTGCGGCTGTTGATGCAATGGTTGCTTATGATGGAAGTGCTGGAAGTCTTTCTGATTTAAATAATGCAATGGTAATGTCTAAGACCGCTGCTTTTCAACTTGCTCTTGAAATTGGAAGACTATCAGAGTCTCTTGTTTCAATGTTTGAAACTTCTGCATCAAGCATCCGAGAACAATTAATGTCTGAGGCTCAATTAAGTGCCGCAAGAACAGCAGAAAGGGATGCAACTTTATTAGCAATACAAGAGATGACAAATCCGGAAGGAATCGCTGCCGCTGCAAAAAGAGTTAATGAACTTAATGACCTACTATTTAGGGAGCTTTCAGAAGAAGACAAGAAACTATTTGGAGCGGATTTTGCAGAGTTTGCGGATGAAGCTGGAGCAATAGTTAAAGAACAGCTAGACGGAACTTTAGCACTTGTTGAAGATTCGCAAGAAGCCCTTATGACTTCTGTTGGAACTCTTTTAAATGATACAGGAAAAATAAATAGAGACGCTGCTGATGTTCTTTTAGATGCTGCAAAAATAATTTTAAACTCTGCTAATACTCCTGTTGTTGTTGAAGTGAATGTAGAAACAAGCGGAGCGGTAACAGGATGACAAGAGTCACTAGCACTGCAATTCAAAATGAAATAGCAAAGACGAATAATCTTTCTTTTCATATTGCTAAAATAGAATTTGCTTCTCCATCCGGAACATCTTTTATTTCTGAAGGTCCAGAGGTTACAGTTTCCGGTGATGCTTATTTAGACAGTAGCCTTTCAGTTAAATCAATATCTTTTGGCAATGCAGGTTTTGAAAAAGCGACAATAGAACTTTTAGACTATAGTAATAGTGCTATTTCTCTTTTTCTTCAAAATAAAATAATAGATGTTGTATGCACAATTTCTATAGTTTACAGAGATTCAAGCGGAGCATTTACAACTCCAGTAGTTCTTGCAGTTGGAATTTTAAATCCAAAATCAATGTCTGAAGACAAAGTAGTTTTGGAACTTTCCCCTAAAGGAAAGCTTACTAATTTTTATCCAAAAATATATTTCAATTCTGATAATGGTGCCACCTATCTTGCTGCATCAGGAAAGATTGTGGAATGGGCCGATGAAAAATTTGAGTTGGTGAATTGATATGGCGCAATACCCTATAAATCTTCCGCAATTAATAGGAACAACTTTTTCTGGCTCGGACGGAATTGAAGTTGAAAGGTCAATTAGCGGAAGACCGAGAATCAGAAATTATTATTCTCAAACATGGAGAGAGGGTAAAATTATTCATGAGCTTAGTGACGCTCAACTTTTAGAATTGAATAACTTTTACACTGCAAATAAAGCTGTTTCATTCACTTTTACTTTTCAAGCTGATGATGTTGATTACAACTGCAATTTTTCTTCTTCCCCTATTGCAATTCCTATTCTTGGTGGATTTTATGATGTTCAAGTCTCCATAATTCAGGTTGCTTAAATGCCACAAAATATAACAGTTACAAACAATATCATGAGCAATGCTCCAGTAGTATCTGCTCCGAATATTAATCAGCTTTCAAAATCAAATGAAAGAATAAGGAAGCAAACTGTTCTTGCATCTAATGAACTTGCTCCAATAGTTTTAGGAAGAGACAGATTTTTTGCGAAGCCTTGGAATGCTTTTCCTAAAGATGATTTTTTATATATTCCTTATCTGGTTTCATGGGGAGGTCCGGAACAGACTCCATCTTTTGGGACTGCATCCGTTTATGGAATAGGTGGATATAATGCTGTATACATAGACGGAATTGAAATAAATTCTATTGACGGATTTTTAAAAACAGAGAATGTTAATCTTGGATCGGGAATAGAATATTACACTGGAACAACTACGCAATCCGTTTCTCCATTTCTTGTTGAAGCTTTGGGTTCTGAATTTACAAATACTTATTCCGGTTTCGCTTATATTGTTTTAAAAGTTCCTTCTGGAATATCAAATGGATTTCCAAGAGTTGAGGTTGATATAAATGGCTTAAAAGTAAAAAAGCAATCAGCATTTTCAGCACTTGAAAAAACAGAAGGAGCAGCTTCCTCCGTTAATTTAGTTCCTTATTCTTCTGACTCTACTAATTGGGGTGCGCAGAATGGTGCAACTATTGCAGCAACAGGTTCTCAAGTTGGAAGTTTTGTGGAAACAACTGTTACTTCTGGAGGTTTAAATTATGCTATCGCAAAAATAATTCCTACAAACACAACAGGAGTTATAATTTACGCAATTTCTATTTATTACAAAGCCGGAACTTCTGGAAGGTTTAGAATTCAAGCTTATGATGTAACTCAAAACTCCTCATCAATTATTCAAGGAGTTGTTGGATCATTGCCGACAACAGGAACTAACACTCCATCTGTAGTAGGCGTATTATCGCTTTTTTCCGATAAAGATTTTGGAACTTATAGGTTAGCAAGATTTATTTTTGTTCCTGCAACATACACAAATAATTTTCAATTTTTTACCGGACCTAGTTCTGCAACTTCAGGAGAAAATGTTTTTTTATATGGAGCGCAAATTGAAAATATAACTAATGGTTTTTTTGGAGTTCCGCAATTTTCTGAAAATCCTGTAGACATAAATTGTTTCCTTTTAAGTGAGGCCGGAGAAGCTTTTAATACTACAAGTGCACAAGCTGCGGCAAACTGGAATAATGAACTTCTTCCACAAAGTACAAAGCCAAGAAGATCAATTGGAATGACTTTGGATAAAGTTCAAAGTATGGAAAAAACAATTGAATACTTTAGAGCCTATACCGGATGCTCTATTTTAAATGATGCAGGTGTTTCTTCTTTTTTAATTCATGAAGAAAGAGCAACAAGCCAGTCTTTTGGTGATGATGAAATAAAGTCTATAAAAATTAGCAAAGAAAAATCTAAAAATGTTCCAAGTAAAATAGTTGTGACCTATACAGACACAAGTGATAATTTTTCAAAGCAAGAGGCTTCAGTTGTAAATCCTGATAATACTATTGCTGAAAGAATTTCCAAGGTAGAATTTCTGGGTTGCAATGATTTTAACTTTGCAAAAAGAGAAGCAACAGAAAGATTTCAAAGAGCAGACAAGTCTGATTTAAGAGCTACCATAGAGCTGTTTGATGAAGGTTTGAATATTTTAATCGGTGATATTTGTTCAATAACTTATTCAAATATTTTAACAAATAAGTTAATGGAAGTTGTTTCTCTTTCTGAATCCTCTGCTGGAAATTGGGAAATAAAACTTGAAGAATATGATCCTTTATTTTTCTCAACTGAATTAGAAAGTGAGCCAACTTTTCCGGACACGCTTCTTCCGATTCATGTTGCTCCTCCGCAAGTTCAAAACATACAAGCAGAAGAGGAAGTTTATAAAAGGAGAAACGGACAGTATGACAACAGGTTTAAAGTAACTTGGGATAAATCTACTTCTCCTTATGCTAGAAATTATGTTGTTAGATTTAAAATTGGAGGAGTTGTTGTTGGCTCTGTTTCTGAAACAGGATTGCAAACTTCATTTGGACCATTGGAAGAAGGTGTTGAATATACAATTGAAGTTGTCGCTGTAACTTCTTTGTTTGAGGGCGCACCAAACTCTATAGACGAAACTCCGAATGGGAAGGATTTGGTTCCTCCCAACGTAACAATTTTTGACGTTTTTGAAGTTGGGGGACAAGTTCGACTTTCTTGGGGTGAAGTAGTTGATTTAGATATTATTGGTTATGAAATAAAATTTGGAGCAGTAGGTGTCACATACGAAAACGCAACTCAATTAAATGTTGTTGAGTCTTTAAGATATATTACAAATGAAGTTCCAGAAGGCACTTATGACTTCTTAATAAAAGCCAAAGATTCCGTTGGTCAGTTTTCCCCTCAAGCCAAAAGAGCTTCTTCAATTGCAGTAACTCTTGATGAAAGAAATTTGTTAGTTGGTAATGGAATTTATCCTGCTAGAAGCAATCTTGATCTTATGGTTCATAGAACAAAAGAAGTGCGTTGTTCAACCTATGAAATAATATATACCAAGCCTTCTAGTGAAACTTGGTCAGACTTATTTAATGGTGCTGTTCTTCCGTCTAGTGGGTCAATTGCTTCTAAACAAACTTTTCCAAGTTCAGGTTTTTTCCGACACGCTACAGGATATTATACTTTAGCCGGAACTTCTGTTTCTGGAAACTTTGGGTTTGTTTCTAGCGTCACAAATTACACTAGCGGAACTCTTGAATATCAATTTCTTGGAACAGACTTGAGCGTAAATTTCACCCAGTATCAATCAAGCTCGGTTCAAGCTAACGCAAAATATGGATACTTAGAATATAGAGGTACGGGAATTGTAAGAATAGATTTAAGCCAACAACTCTATAGAGTAAATGCTGTTACAAAAAATGAAACGGGAACATTTGCATCTGCTACAGGAGGAAAAACTGTTCCTCTTGTTGGAAAATATACAAAATATAAAAACATAACAGCTACTCCTATTTTTTCTGGTACTGCTGCTGCTGCTTACTGCGTTATTGATGCAGTGGATTTTACTTCTGACCCAAACACTTTTGATGTTTATATGTTTAATGCTGCTGGTGATGAGTTACCGAATAAAAATTTTATTTGGAGGTTTGAAGGTGTATAACAAATTCAAAGATCACTTTCCTATAGCAGATCAAAATGGTGCTGATTTAGTTTTAGATACTGCAAGAAGTTTAGCTGCTTTAAGAGATGCAATTGCATCAGGAAATTTTGAAGGATGGAATTATACTAACGGGGCATTGAACGGACTTGGAACATATTCTCAACCATCCAGAATGTCTTATACAAAAACAATTGATGCGGTAATTCATGAAATAAGAGCAAGCGTTACCTCTTGGAATAATTTCGGAGCTTTAGTAATAAACTGGACTTATGTTTCCAACGGAATAACGCTTGTAATAGGGACTGAAACAACTTCTTGGGTAACATCAACAGGAA